CGCTGCGGCTCAAGCAACAGGCGAGGACAAGTACTATTCAAGTAGTCCAAACGGGGTAACCCACTAACAGGGCCAACGCTTACTGCTGCGCTGGTGGTGGCGATGTAGTCTGTTGCGATGTCGCCTACCTCAAGCTGCGCTCCCCACATCTGGACTGTTACCGAAGCGTTGATTGGCTCGTTGCTCAATCCTCTGCGAATACCAATTTCAAAGAAACCAGATGAACCAGTTTCAGCAGCCGAAAAACGCTGCCAAGTAGTAGTCAAATTGGCGGTAGTGTATGTTGCGCCAGCAACACTACGAAAAACTAACTGACCAGTTCCGCTTGTAACACGGGCATAAAATGAAGCCGTACATAAACCAGTTGTAGCAATGGCTTGATAAATAACAGATGAATCACCAGTAGTTGTTCCAGCACCAGAATTGAATACAACGGTGTCTGCGGTCATTGTTCCATCAGGAGCAGTTGCATTGTTTGCCGTTACTACGGGCGCAATGCCAGTTCCATTTCCGTCTTTAGACCAAGCAGCATTATCAAAAGCCTGTGAATACGGAATTGTGTTAGTACGCACCTTCTCAATAAGGCCATTACTTGCAACACGGGTTGCACTTGAGGCACGGCTGAACGTAAGGTCACCCGAACCGTCCAGAGGCTTGACGGAATACACCTTTTGGTCTTTGTATCCCGAAGGAATCATTACGAGGCTTGCCTCATCAAAATAACTGCTCATCAGTTCAAAATAAATAGTTGGTCAATCAAGCATTCTTCTCCCTCCAATGTTGCTCCGTCATCGGTCATACGCTGGATGTAAGTATCAAAAATATCGTAGTAGGTGTCTTCTCCTAAATCCTGCAATGCCCCTACCAAGCAATCGTAGCCTTCTACAACACCACCATCAGCAGTAACTCGGTCAACGAACTCATCAGCGATTTCGTTAACAGGAGCGAAGCAGGGGGGAGCCGATTCGTTTTGTATAGATAAAGTCGTTTCATCCACTTGGCCGAACCAAGAGGAACAATAGACAATACCCCACCCAATCAGATTACTCACTTCTTTTTCGCTTTACTTAAAAACAACTTCAGCTTCTGGATATTCTCCCGCTTTACTCCGTACTTCATAGGTACCATCCGTGAAATGATTGTCCGTCTGTTGGGTACATCTCGCCATTCTGATTGGCGTAGTACTCTGGGGTTAAACTTCCGTAAAAGGTCAGGTAGCTGACCAAACGTCTTCCGTAGTGTTCTGCCGTATCTCGCTCCTTTTGGATGAGGTACTCCAGCTCACTCTTGTCAATGCCTTCCGAGTTCTCGCTCTGCTTCTTGAATACACCCCCGTTGCTCAACTTGTAAGCCAAGAAAGGCATCAGCTCTACCATCGTGTAGTGAACCAGCACGTCTTGAACGTACTCGGTCATCAAGGTGAGGTAGTTGCCCGTGAGGGTGTTTGCCAGCACATCGTTCTTCAGCTTGTCGTACAGGGCAGTACCCAGCAATGCTTGGATGTGGATGTCCTGTGCGGTCTTAATAAACTGCACCATCTGGTCACGGTCTACGTTGCCCGAAATACCCGTGCGCTTTACGATGTCGTCTGGTGATACAAAAAGGGCGTATGCCATATTTAATAAACCTAAAGAATCAGATGTTGCGACTATTTGGGTATGCCGTGCTTACGGGCGTATTCAGCCGTGTAGCCAGAGTAGTCCGATTCAATGGGTGCAATGGCTACCTCTTTGGCGTTCTTCGGTAGCTTGAAGCCCTGCCGTACCGCTTCGTTTACGTTGATGATGTCGGTTCCGTTTAGCGTTCCGCCTCCCCAAACCTTACCATCCTTCGTTAGCTTCTTGCGGTATACCCTACGCTCCCAGCGATGGTAGCAGTTAGCACCACCCTTGTAGAGCCATACGCTATACGGCTTGCCTTGAGCCTCTGCGCCTCCGTTAGAGCTTAACGCCTCAATGTCCTCCTTGCGGTATACACGGGCTGCGTTCATCAGCGTAGAGCAAAGCACACGGCTTGTGCCGTTGGGTGACCTGCGTGTGCCGATGGTATAGAAGTAACGAACCTTGTAACGCTCCGTATCTTGCTCGCTCTTGTCCTGCGCAGCAAGCTCAATGCGTGAGTTCAGGTACGCCTCTACATCGTACTCCGCCTCCTCATCATCAACTAGCTCCGCATCAACAAGCTCAAAGTCCTTGAGCAATTCCTCCTCTGATTCTCCAATCTCTTGGAGCTTGGCTACGATTTCAGCAGCAAGCTCCTCCTTCAGAAAAGGGCGGCTATCCCCTCCTCCTTTCTGCGACTTCATCTGCGTAATTACAGATGATGAATTACCAGCAAACAATGCTCGTGCAACCTGTGGGTCAAACTGCAGCATCTGCACAAGGAACGTGATGGCTTGGTCTTGCGTTAGTACCCCTTCGTTTACGGCACGCATAATGTCTAGCGAGCTGGCAATCTGCGCACCATTGTACGATGCCTCCTTCTGGATGAGTTCCTCCTGTGCCTGTGGCGTTACCGCTTCAGCTACGTCTACTCCCGTTTCCTCTTGGACTGTTGCTGCATCAACCACATCAATATCCGTGAACTCAATAGGCGTAAGCGTTTCAAAGTACAGGTCAAGATTCACCTTGTTGTAGGCAAGTAGCTTATCAACGCCCTTGAGGATTTCTTCCTGCTTTGGGCGTACCACTACGTTGTCCATCAACTGAAACGCATTCTTGATTTCTTCAGCGTTGTTGCCCAATCCCGTGTTGTCCTTGATGCCGAAAAGCATTGGCGATGTCACACGATGCGCAACCATAATCTTCTGCGAGGATTCACGGCTCAAGAACTCGTACTGCAGGTGGGCTTCCGATAGCGTTACTGGCTCAATCGTAGCTGCCTTCTGCGAGTCATCATTGAACGCAAGGATGTACTTGCCTGCGTTGTTGCTACCACTCCACTTCTGGCGGATAGCGAAGTCAATGTTATCCTGCTCCTCCTGCGGTGGGATGCCGTTGTTGAAGTTAATAATCATTGACGGAGCAAGTCCGTTCTTGATGTTGTTGATGTGGTAGTTGGCAATCTCCTCCTCAAGCTCTGCATAAGGCAGGCCACCTTGATAGTCCACAGGTGAGTAGTAGTACGAGCCGCTGCGATAGGGGCGGATGTAGAGGATTTCAATCTTCTCGCCTGCTGCTCCGTAGCCGAACGCAGGGATGCGCTCTGCTTGGCTCTTGTTGCGCACCTTGCTCCAGTCGTATGCGTAGTAGTAGGCTTCAATCTCGCCTTCATCGTTGCACTTCTCTGCACGAAGCGTTTCAACGGGCATATGGTACACCTCTGCAATCTTGCTCTTGTCAGCCGTATACACCACCTGAAAGGCAGCATTGCCGAGCATATAGAAGTCATTGACCACACGCTTGAGCTGCTCTGGGGTAATGAGCCTGCGAAGCTCCATAAATCCAGCAGCGTTGTCGGCTGCGTTGGTTGCGTTTACGCCCTTGCCGTAAATCATATCCACCACGCCAGCGATTACTGCGTTGTTGGTGGGGCTTCCGTTGAAGCGGTCAATCAAATACTCAAAGTAGTTGTTGTCATCGCCATATTCCACCCAGCTTAAGCGTGGGCTTTCGCTGATTTTCGGGCTTGTGTACGAAGCCAGATTGATGAGTTTGATGTTACTCGCCATAGATTACAAAGTCGTTGTTCATTGTTTTTTCGGTGGTGTCAAGCACTGGCTGGTATGTGCTGATGGTATCACCACTCGGCAGCATATAAATCTTATCAATCGCCAGCACCTTTGCATCATCTGCACCCAATTCGGTGAGCGCAGTTGTTACGCAAGATAGTGATTCTATCGTTCCTGCATCTGCAATAACTCGGTCTTCGTATTCGTTTGCGACTCCTGCTGCGTAGCGTTGGTCTTCAAGGCGCATAACATACGGCACTTCCGCATCAAGGTTTGCGGAGTTGTAGGTGAACGTAAGCTCACGGGTGTCCTCATCAAACGTAGGCGCAACGAGCGTGTATGTGATGACCTCACGGGTGTCTTTGTTGATGAACTTGGCTTGGATTCGCCAGTAGTCACCGTAGTTTGTTAGGTCATCATTGCCGTACTTCCAGTTGCGGATGGGCAAAGTGATGCTCTGTTGGGCGTTGTATGACAGGAATATCATATCTAAATAACCCCAAGTGACTACAAAGTGGGGTAAGTGTCAAAAGAAAAGGGAGGCTTTCGCCCCCCTTCTCCCATCCATTTGTCCTACTCCGTTCAGTAGCACAATGCAAATATAGGCATTAACCCTTTACGATGGTAGGTTTAGTACCAAGAAGTCCAGCGAAAGGATTGTTTGCAACCGCACCAAGCAAGAAGTTTGCAGGTACACGCTCTTGACCAGTCAACGTGATGTTGTAGCCAGTCAGGTCACCGAAGGCAGCACCAGTCACGATAGAGCCTCCAGTTACTTCAGCACCGTGTTCCAAGCCCATTACCCAAGCGTTTCCGTTGTTGTCCTCTACGACAACTACAGGCTTCGCCCAAGACAGGAGCTTCACTTCCTTGTGCGTGTCCGCATCTTGCTTCTTCAGCACGATGTTCAGAACCTGCTCAAAGAAGGTCGTGCCGTTGTCACGGCTTGAGTTGATAGCCTGCTCAAAGTTTGACGTACCCTTGAGGTCGTAGCAGTAAGCAGAAACCGCAGCCGTAGCAAGCTGGTCAATGACATCCGTATCAGCCGTAGCATATCAACCGCGAGGTTGAGGGAGTTGATGAAGTAAACGGCATTCAATCCGCCTACTTGGTCTTTACAAGGCTCAATGCGCCCCAGAGTTAAAGTACAAGCCATTTTGTGTTATAGAATTAAAAAAGGGGATGGGGCTTTGAAACCACCACCCCCCTATGGTTAATCAGTCAGCGGATTAGGCGTAGTAAACAACGTCAGCACCGAAGCCTACCTGTACACCAGCCGTGAAGCGCATCACAAAACGCACGTTCTTTGAGCCGTCAAGGTCAGCCATATCAAGAACCTTCACCTCGTTGTGGTCTGACAACAGGCCAGTTCCGAAGTACAGGTTGCTCTTTTGAGCAAGTACCATCTTGTTGCTTCCCAAGCCAGGAGCGTGGAATACACGCACTCCGTCAAAGAACAGGTCTTGACCAGCGTACCACAAAGTACCTTGATTGTTCACACCATTAGCACCTACACCTGAAGCAGCGAAGCCACCAAGCGCACGAACGTAAGCCTTGTAAACATTGGTCGGAACGTACAGGTACAGGTCATCCTTGCCGTATACTGCGTTAGGAGCAGCGTCAAGAACCTTACCCATCTCCGTGATGACGTTAGCAGCCGTAACACCACCAGTAGCAGCGGTCACGTCAATAACGGTCGTATCAGCAGCAAGCAGGGTTTGGAATCCGTTGAACTCACCAGCGTTGGCAGTAGCACCAGTCCAGATTTTGCTCTCAACCCACTCGGCAACTTTACCAGCGTTGTAGCCGATGAAGTAGTCAACGAATGAAGTAGGCAGCTGGTCAAATGCAGAGTAGCCCATTTGGATGGCTTCCCAATCTGATTCAAAGTCGCTCTTGCAAAGCTCAAGGTTTACCTGCAGGAACTCGGGCTGAAGGATAGCTTCGCTCAAGGTCAAGGTAGACGTGTCGGTAAAGTCACAAGTTTGGTCTTTAACGATGTCGTTAAGGTTTACCTTCTTAAGTACTTGCTTGTACTTTACGTTAGGTACAACCTCAATTCCGCCTTTGGCGATGGTGTCACCTGACAAGAGGGCTGCAGAGATGTATTTCCCTGCAAACTCACCTGCGTAGGTAGTAGTGATTGAAGTGGTCGTTGCCATTTTTTATTGGAAAAGTTTAGAAAATACTCGGTCTTTGGTTGTTGCAACACGCTCTGCACCGATGTGAAATTTCAGTTCGTGTTTCTTTTCTACTGGAGCAGCAACGATTGGCTTCTGTGCTGCCATCGCTACTTCAGCTACGGGTGCTTCTTCTTCAACGACTTCTTCAGCCATCTCTTGTTTTTTACCCATCTCTTGCTTCATCATCTCAACTTCCTCACGGAGCGAGTTCACCATTGCTACAAGGTCACCGATAGACATTTCGGGAGCAGCTTCTTCAGCAGCAGCCTCAATCTCTACTTCAACAGAGGGTTCTTCCTCCATCATAGCTTCCTTGATTTCCTTGATGATGCCTTCCTCCTCAACAACGAGGATTTTGCCATCTTCAAGTTTATGCTCGCCAACAGGTACGGCAACACGGTTGCCCTCACCATCAACGAGGAATGCGTTAGCGCCAGCCTCAAATACTTCGGCTTCCACCATAGTACCATCAGCCAACGTCATAGAGGCAAGCTCCACCTTTTCGGGTGTCAGAGCCAGCTCAATTTTCTTGAATACGTCTTGCAGATTCATAACTAAAAAATAAATAGATTGATATTTGGGGATTTTACTATTGGCCTTTGCCCCCGATAAAGCCAATTCCTTGAGTCCACAT